AATCATTTCTTCTCTACCTTTTTCCATTCAATACAGTAGACCCTGCGGTTGTAAACATCTCCAACCCAAGTCCACTTAACACACCTGTATTCAATAGATACAGCCAGTAAAAAACTAATCATATCCAAGCCCAAATTATTATGGATAAACTCCAAATGACAAGGGCAACCATACTGACTGCCGCAATGAATGCAAGCAGCCAGTCTTTCATGTTATCTGTTTAACAAGAAACGCTCAGTACCATACTCTGGCAACTGGCCTAAACCATAGTTAGTCATAGGATTAGAAGTGATCCTGTTGAGTAAACCAGGTGTTTGAGGCTGAGTGTTTGGTAGCATATTGCGTTGGTACATACCGCTTGTAATACCTGCTCTTGCTACTGGTCTGCCAAATACAGTGCCTAGCAATGTAGGATTACTTGCTGATGCAGCGGCAACACCTGCGGCTCCAACATCTAATGGACTAATGCCAGGAACACTACCAATCCGAGCTGTATTCTGAAAAGCAGTTGGATAAGCGGCAGCGGCATTTGCTAAAGCCTGAAGTTCGCTAGGAACAATCTTTCCTGCGGCAGCTCTTTGGCCTAATGCAGAACCAGAGACATCTCCTGTTGCGGCATTCAATGACTTCTCAATTGTGTAGCTTTTAGCAATATCTTGACGAGCTTGTTTAAAGTTCTTCATTACATCAGGTTGTTTGAAGTTTTGCAAATTACGCTCTGCAAGATCTTCCAATTGTCTAGCGGCAAACTTTTGTTGTTGTCCAAGACTTCTCTTGGCAGGATCCAAAGACATTGAATTTGCTTCGCCATCAAACTTCAAACGCTTCATCTGCTCAACAAGTCCAACACCATCAAAACTCATTTGCTTCAAGCCATTTAAAACATTGAGTTCAGCAGAAACATCTGTTGTATTCGCTAACTTTTGCAAATCATTTGTGCGCTTGTTTACATCTGTAATAAATTGTTTATCAGTGTAGTAAGCATTGTTTGACTTTAATGCCTCATAAGCTTGACCTTTAACATCTCTATAGTCTTGCAAAACTTTCGGGGTAATTACAGTGTCTTCAGGCAAGTTCAATGCTTTACGAGCTTGAGTATTAATAACTTCTTGATTTTTAATTGATGCAACTTGACCAGTTTGTTGTTTTCCAGAAAAGCCTTCTAACATTCTGTTTAAGAAAGTTGGATTGACTTGTGTTGGAGGTAATGTTGCACCTTGATTGATAGCCTCTTGTGCAATCTGTTGTCTTTGTGTCAAATTAGCAGGTGCTCTAGGTGTTGTTATAGCACCTGTCAAAGCAGTAGGAGTAGTCAATAAACCACCAACTGCCGCTTCATTAAACACTTGAGCAGGATTAATAGTTCCTGTAGTAGCTTGTTGTTGTGCGGCAGAAGTTAAACCTGCAGTACCTGTACCTGCGGCAACATTCTGAGCCAATGCAACAGTTCTTGGTGCGGCTTGAGCAATTGCAGTAGGCGTTGAAGCAACAATAGATTTCTGCATAGCACCAGGCAAAACCAAGTTTGCAGGGTCTAGTAAACCTGTAGCCATACCACCAACAAGAAGACCTGGACGCTGTGTGGCAACTTGATATGTGCCTTTTAGAATGTCACTGATAGACTGAGTAGGTTGTGGTGCAGGTTGTTGTTTTGTGCGATCAATGCCAAGGTATTCATCAGAAAAACCAAGCTTACTTAGGCCACCAGTTATGCCACTAGCCATTAAACCAGCAGTGCCTCTGATTAATTGTCCAGTAGTAGTCTTGCCACGCAAAACATCCATTGGGTTAAAACTAGCTTGTACATCTTGTAAAAATTGGCTTTGACCAGTTTGTTGAGGTGGAGGTGCTGTAGTAGTGGTTACACCAGTTACAGGCTTCCAATCTTCATTAGCCAATGATTGTTGAGTAGTTGCTGTATTTGCTACTGGTTGTTGATTGATGCCAGATACAGGCTTCCAATCTTCGTCATCTTTATTTGCCATACCAACCACCTTCTTTACGTAGTTTTGTGTTTCTTTAAATGGAGGAACACCGCCATACTTCTCAACATTGCCAGGACCTGCGTTATAAGCGGCAGCAACTAATGTAGGATCTTGAAATCTTTGTGATAGTTGACCAAGATACTTAACACCACCTCGGATGTTATCTTTCCAATCCATTCGATTAACACCAAGATCTTTAGCAGTTGCACTCATCAACTGCATAGGTCCATAAGCACGATCATTAAATCTTGTTTTAGGACCAATAGCGTTAAACGCACCACCAGACTCAGCCTCAATAACATTTTGCACCAGTGAAACGGGTACGCCTTGACGCTCCGCTTCCTGAGTGGCAAATGCAAAGATTTCGTCTTTAGTTGCCATCTTATTGACCCACTGGCATTACAGAACCATCTGGCTTTTTAATTCCATATCTTCCAGATTTACCTTGTACAAGTTGGAAACCTGCGGGTAAAACTGGTTTAGTTGGATTGGCGGCAATTTGCTCATTAAGGAATTGGTTAACCTTTGGATGGTTATACAAACGAGGATTGTCAGGAGAGTTAGCCCATGCCGTATAAACATTCTTTGGATCACCATTGTAGGCATCAATAAATCTTTGACGAGCATCATCTTTATCTGCTGCAGCAATTTCAAGAGCAGACACATACTTGGTTACAAACTTAGGATCGGTTACACCAGTAGTTGCTTTGTCAACAATGCCACCTTCAAATGCGTTAGCATTGCCTTTAATGTTGCTCAAACCCTTCAAAACACCTTCAGAACGTGTCTTGTTCAGCAAGTTAACATTACCTACCAAAGAGTCAAATTTATCGCCAACTCCAGGTATAGCTCGCATATAAGCTGCACCCGTAGCAAAAAACTCTGTCAGTTTATTTGGGTCTAATTGTTCTGCAGCGTTGTACAAATATTCAGCAGAAGTTTTACGATCTCCAACTGTCATTGCGGCATCTAGTGATGTCTTAGTGAACTCGTTATAACGATCAGAAGTTGCACGATTTACTGCTTCTTGAGCAGGAGAAATCTTAGCTACTGCACCTGAAACTCCACCAACAGGGGTAGTTCCTGTAGTACCACCTTTAGGAGGTTGTGTCAACAAAGAAGAGCGTGGAACATAGTAAGTTTTGCCATCAGCACCGACAACTTCCTCAACTTGACCTGCCGCCTGACCAACAGCTTCAGCGGCTTTGATAGTTTGAACAGCATTTGCCGCACCTGGGATAGCTTGTTGAATAAATCCACCACCTTGAACAGGCACAAGCATAGTGTCTGTAGAAACAGTTGGCGGTTTAGTCATTAACTGAGACATCATGTAGTTCTGCACTGGGTTTGCAGCATACTGTCCTGTAGCAGTGTTGTATTGCGTCTGAATGCCATCTTTAGTAGTAGGCAAAGCACCAACAATACGACCACTTGCATCAACACGCAAATCACCTTGGAACTTAGGTTGCATGGCAGCTAAAGTTTCACGGATCTGTGGTTGTGCAGGATTGCCAGACAAGCGCAATGAGTCTAACAATGCTCTGTTGAAATCAATAGGAGCATTTAGCCTGTCTATTTGTCTTTGAGCAGCCTGTGGAGATGGTCCATAATCTGTTGAAGTTCGAGTAGGTGCGTTTACAAACGATTGTTGACCTGCTTGAAATGGAGTAGGAGCATATTGCTCTAAAAAGCTAGAAACCTCACCACGCTGGCGTTGTTTCTCTTTCATCTCAGAAATAGCTTTTTGACCACTAATGTACTGATCAGGTACAGACATAGCAGACCTCAAACCCATTGAAGGATCATTGCTCAACAAAGAACCTAGCAAGAACTGAGTTGTAGCTTGCTTTTGCAAACTTTCTTTCTCAGTATCACTAAGACCAGTAAGTGCCGCATCAGACAGCAAACCAAAATTGAAAGCCATATAAACTCCTTAAAGACCAAGCACACCAAGCAAACCTTGGCGTGAACCAGAAGTTGTTTGCATTCCAGATCCACCACCAATGTTGAGTCCCAACGCCTGATTGATAATCTGTTGTTGTTCCAAAGGCAGATTGCGGATTGCATCCAATTGCTGTTGTGTGTACTGCTGTTGGAATTGACCTTGAGCCGCCAAGTTCTGAGCGCCTTGGAAGCCCATCTGTTGAGCATTCTGAGCAATACCTGCCATTTGACCTGCCGCAGCTAAATTCTGCTGATTACCCGCTAAACCTGCTTGTTGGTTAGCCAAGTTTGCTTGCAAGAAGTTTTGCTGATTAGCTAAACCTGCTTGTTGTGTCAAACCTGCTTGTTGAGCATTAGCCGCATTGATTGCCGCTTGGTTAGCCAAACCTGCCTGATTAAATGCAGAAGCGCCAAACTGACCTGCTTGATTCAAAGCACCCATGTTTGCCAAGTTGGTTGCTTGTTGATTACCCGCATTGAACTGAGCCATCTGGTTCTGAGCGGCCTGATTAGCCAATGCCGCTTGATTAGCAGAAGCCGCACCGAATTGACCAGCTTGATTCATTGCGGCAGCGTTTGTTAAACCTGCTTGTTGCAAGTTACCTGCATTGAACTGAGCCAATTGATTCTGAGCGGCAGCGTTCTGTGCGGCAATAGTGTTTTGAGCGCCAGCACCAAACTGAGCGGCTTGGTTGGCAGCGGCCTGAGTTGCCAGACCTGCTTGCTGAAGTTGTTGAGCATTAAACTGAGCCATTTGGTTCTGTGCCGCTTGGTTTGACAAGTCTGCAACATTACCTGCTTGAGCGCCAAACTGAGCCGCCTGATTAGCCGCAGCTTGAGAGGCCAATCCTGCTTGTTGGAGGTTACCAACATTGAATTGTGCCATCTGATTTTGAGCCGCTTGGTTAGCCAGATTAGCTTGCTGTTGGGCTTGCATATTAGCTTGACCAGTAGTGACATCAACACCTTGATTAGCCAATGCTGCACGTAGACTTGCATCTTGGTTAGCCAAACCAAACTGACCAGACAGAGCCAAAGCCTGTTGGGTAGTGGCGGCATCTTGTGCTTGATTAAGTTGTTGAGCTTGCATAGCTCTAGATAAATCAGCCTCAGAAGCTTGTTGTGCGGCTTGATAAGCGGCAGCATTCTGTTGGGCAACCAAACGAGCGGCATTCTCACCAAAGGCTCGATTAGTCTCTGCTTCAGCAACACCTTGGCGTGAACCACCAAAGGCTCCAGCCGCAGTAGCACTAGCTGAAGTCTGTTGTTGTTGCAACTGTCTAGAACGCTCTAGATCTCTCAAAGACTGATCTGTAACAGCCTGAGTATAAGGATTCATGTACTGCTGAACATTCTGATTTAAGAATGAACCTGCCTGTACATCACGAATATTCTGACGAGCTTGTGGAGCAATCTGACCCAGAGCAGTAGAGGCTACTTGTTGACCAGAAACACCTGCCGCACCAACTTCACGAACAGTATCTCTATTCATCTGAGCGGCAAGAGCCTGTGCTGAAGGACCTGCTTGTTGTCCAGTAAATCCTAAAGAGGTATAACCTTGACCCCTAGCAGTAGCGGCAGGACCTGCCTGTTGACCAGTAAAGCCAAGAGACTGATAACCAGTGGCTTGTGCTTGTGTAGCAGGACCTGCTTGAGCGCCACCAAATGTTGCGGCATTGTAGCCTTGTGTAGCGGCAGTAGCGGCAGGACCAGCAGAGGCTGATTGAGCCGTAGCAGGGTTATAGCCTGTCTGAGCCGCCATAGCAGATGGAGCTACTTGAGCGCCACCAAATTGCTGTGCTTGGACATTCTGAGGCTGATAGTTTGCCGCTCTGTTGGCGACATCAAATGAAGCACCAATACCTTGGAATATGGCATTGTTTGGATTAGCAAAGTCTCTGGTTAACTGAGCTGCACGTGCTTGATCTGGGTTGTATCCCGCAAATTGGCGAGGAGCTAATTCTCCCGCAACATCTCTAGATGTTTGCACATTTTGCAAGTAAGCGTCACGCAATGCAGGATCAAGCTGCGCTGTTTGTTGACTAGAACCACCAGACATAATTACACCTCCGTAGAAAGCCAATAATGTGTTGGCTTCATGTTAAATTTAGATACAAAAGTTCTTGACCAACCCCTACGTCCTGTCAGGGTGATTTTTTGGCATCCCATGTCTTCAGCGAACTTCTGAATACGGGGGGTGATGGTTTCTAGATCTGCTAGATCACCTGCCGCTAAAAATATGTGCAATACCCTCATTCTTGGGAATATCTGCACTTGAGTGACTACTGCGCTGTTATCACTTGTCCATAATTGCATCGTACTACTGTCAATACAGTCGGCTACATCTTGCATATTATGCGTATTATCGTATTCTAAAGCAGGTTCTAAAATTTTCTCTACTTTTTTAAAATATACAGCCCATAGTGGTAGTTCACCATCTACTTTATATTTCTCGTAGTCAATCATCTCAAACTGCCAGGTTTCCCATCAAATCTGATAACACCAACTCGCCAATCTGTTAAAGCAACACCTTCAATCTTTACTGCAATCTGTCTACCAGTTAAACGAACTGATGTAGGAGAAGATAAGGTATATGGGCCATGCGTGTATTTAGTGGTATTTGGGTAGAACTTAGTACTAAAACTAGCCCTAACATCACCTGCAGTCTTCTCATCAGGAACTAATCCTGTAAGACTCATTACCCTGTCGCCATTACCTAATTCAATTGGTCCTGACTCAGCAAACAATGTCTGGGAATCATAGTTGTTGCCAACCTCATGCTCATAGACATACCCATCTGAGGAAACCAGAATAGGGTTGCTAAAAATACCTTTGTCTGTACCGCAAGTACGATCTAAAGTGCCAATAGACCAATGATTCTCACGATAGTTATAGGTCACATAGGAATCTACCTCATTGGTAGACACACTTGGGTAATACCACCAAATCTCACCAAATGTTGAGTTATGGACGCAATAAACCTTAGAGGCTTGGGTAGTGTTCAGATTGCCAAAAACAAAATCAGATACATCTGATGGCAAAGGTTTAACAAAACCATCGTATATCCAGAATCCTGATCCAGACATCCAAATACAGGCATTGTCAGTAGCCGCTACTGATTGTTTAGAAATAACTCCACAACCTGTACCAACACGCTCAAAACTGTAAATAAAGGGTGGGCCAATGTAAGTGGCAGTATGGACATCCACATCTGTAAACAAGATGGTAGTACCACGAATCCGCTTAGAACACTGCAAAGAGCCAATGGTTGTTAGCTCAAAATCACCCGCTTGGTTGGTGGCGGCAGGAGTCCATACAGTATTGTTTTCTTGGTCACACCACTGTACTTTACGAGGATTACCACCCGCACCCAGAGCAAATAAGAAACGCTCTTGAGTTACAACCAAACCAGTACAACCAGTTGGAGCATTTGTGATGGCGGCAGCATCTGTACCAGTATCCAACTGCCATTCAAGGAGCTTTCCATCTTTAGATGAGCAAGCAACCAAATACTCACCCCATGTATCCATAGACCATGTAGTAGCGGGAGTGACTGATCCCAAGTCTGGTCTAGCAACACCATAGGCAAAACTTCCATAAGTGCCATAACCATAACCAATCTTTTGGACAGCATCTGCATCACCAACAGTAAATCCTGTCGGAGTAATGTCTGTTAAAGTATTACTTTCACTCAAAACATATAGCTTTGAATGTGTGCCAATGCCAATTCTGCGGTTGTTTGAGTTATCACGCCAGTTAATCAACCCCCTAGCTTTGCCAGACAATTGAGTAGTTGTGCGTTTACGCCATCCACCAACAGGGCGAATAGTTCCTTCAAACCAACGAACTAGGTTAGAACTATTCCAACGTCCTTTAGCCTGATACTCTGTACCATTCTTGAATACACCTGGAGGAATTTGGAGCGGAATATAGGCCATACTTTGTCAATCAGGTAGGTTTGAAACAAAGGTCATTGTAACAATTAATGATGCTGTAGAGGGTCTTGTAGGGCTTGTCTGGGCGGCAAAGTGCTGAAGTGAAATAGCAGTGTTAGTTGCAGACCAATAAAGCTCAACATAATCGTTTTGAGCCAACTGTAAAAAGTAATTCCAACCAACAATTAAATGACCATCTACGCCACCATGACTGTTTGGTATAGAAAGAAATCCAGTAGATCCAGTTAAGTTAGTACCATTAATTCGTATCCAAACGCTTGAGTCATGTATTTGTGAATCAGTATTAACAAACTGACCAGACCATTGCAAGTTATACAAACCTGCATTAGCTACATTGATTCTTGAGCTATTGCTTAAGGTTACGCCATTAGAAAAGTCTGTGGTGTCTAGCGTCATTGCATAAGCAGTATTTGCTGACGCAATAGGCTGGTCTACAAGGCTTTGGAACGCACCAAATGGAAAGTTGATGTACTTGCCACCAACTCTAGCAGTTAAGGCTTGAACAGCGTTAAGTAGTTTAATGAAAAACAACCTCAATGTGCCATTATTCTGGTTCTGTACTTCT